TCTGACCGAAGACCACAATCCCAGTACTTGGGAAGGAAGCAATTGGGTTAATACCCGCATCGTAAAGTGTATCTCTTTCCTTAGATGTAAGTTTCTCGGTCACGTTTGTGACTGGGATACCAGCAGCACCGTCAGAGAGACCACCGCGGTTGAAACCAGCAGGTGCGAACCAGAGTTGAGACTTACGCTCAGAAGAGGCAAGAACACCCATCATGGCGACTGTAGGTGGAACCCAAACCAACTGGCTTGTGTTATCATCGCGAGTCTGGACCCATGGGTAGAAGGTGGCGCCGTAAGAGGAGTCAATCTTTCTATCGCTAAGGGCAGTAGCTGCAGCTTGTGGGGTGGTTGCAACACGGCTTGATTTGTCAGAGTAGTAAATCTCGTGTGAGGGGAGGTACACATCTGGCAGGTCAATAAGGGCCATTGCATCAGCGCGGCTTTCACAAACATCAATCATGTGTTCTGTGAGAGTGTCTTGAGTCACACCGGGAGCAGCTAAGAGGTTCATGTCGACTTGTTCTGGATCTGCAACCGAATCGATTGCTCTCTTCAGAGAGTAGAAGATCGAGTTGTTTTCGTTGTTCGAAGCAGCGGTCATACCCTTGTTGTATAACGGATCGGGAAGCTTGATATCGAATCCATCGAATCCACCCCAGAAAGGAGCGGTGAAGCTGTCGTAGCCCAAGTCGAGAAGTGTCTTGTATGTTCCACCTGCAGACACCGAGTCGCCGTCGTTTCTTGAACCAGAGCGATAGAATACTACAGCAGATGTTGAACTTGGACGAACAACATCGTCAAGAGTCATGACATATCCAAACCCGTCAATACCTGACGAAGCCGAGACAGTTGGGTCGTAGTTGTCACCAACACCATTCTCAAGAAGACGGTTAACCATCTTTGTACTCAGATCGAATCTGTTTGTACCAGCAGTTCTAGTGGTAGAGATACCGAAGGATGCTTTTGTGATATCAGACAGACCACCATCAGAGGAGGACAGTCTCAAACGAATGTCTGGGTATCTTAATGCAATTTGGCGGTTACCACCACCAACGGCTAAAGTGAAAGTACTTGCAGAAAGTGCCTGGGGGTATACTCCGTCCATACCAGCGTTGGTAAGTATAAGATATTTACCATTCACTGTGCCGTCAGTTGTAGGGGCACCATCAGCATTAACATTAATCGCTGGAACGTCACTTAATTTGGGAGGTCCGTAGTAACCGAATGGAAGAAGAAGGGCGTCAGTAGCGCCGGCTTCAACATCGGAGTTCATTTCAACGTATACAAACTTAGAGAGATTCGGGTATTCACCATATTCTTTGATTCTTCTTTCAGTAGCACTGAACTTCTTAAATTTGTCACCAATCTTGCGAGCAAGGAAGTTGGGCGACGAAGGATCAAGAGTACAGTTGTCGAATCTTTCAATTACTTGAATAGCGTTGTCAGAATCGGACATTGCTCTGATAACTACAGAGAACGTACCATAGTCAGTTGCACTGTTGTTAGACTGACGGATAGAAGTAATCATAACCTTGGCGTTCTTGTTTAACCACTCGCCATGGCCGCGGCCGCGAAGACGGAAGAGTTTTTGTGCCTTGTCTTCAGGCTGGAAGTCGCCGGCGGCGCCTAAGTCTTGGCCTACGAACCATCCTGCAGTTGCTTCTCGGGACGCAGTGCCCTTCATGTTGGCTAAAGTGGTTGTAGCCGAACCGCTGCGCGCGATGACTCCAATGAAACCAATCATTTTTTGACTAAAGTTGTTAGAAACTGTGTCACGAGTTTCTTGGTCGTATGTTTCACCAAGCCAGTAATTGTTAATGGAAGACGATGGGTAAAACTCATTGAGACCTGTAGTAAGTTGTGGGTTTGTACTCAGAACCTTACGGATGTAGTTTTGGGAGTTGTCATCAAGACTAACATTGAAACTACCGGTCGCGGCTTTGGAGCCAATGACAAGTTTAAAGTTACCGGTGGAATCGGACTCAACCAAGGTACCAGCGGCGTGTGTAGCAGTGGTAGGGTTAGTTGGAACTGCGGCTGCACCAACGCTAGCGGATGTTGCGTAGGCGCCTTGCAATTTAACAGAACCGCTGTCGCAGTAAATGATTGCTGCCAACGATGCCGTTGGTGGTGTGCGACCATCGCCTGTACCGCCGTCATCGACCGGACTACCGTCTGTCTTGTAGGTGGCCTCGGTAAGAATGTTTACCATAGAAGACGAGGGGATGATGAAAAGACCATATGCTCCACCCTCAAGAGTTGGAGACAAGCTTTGGTCGGTCTTCCAACCTGCTTTGGCAGCGTCTGTGCCATCATTGTTTGTATCTTGGTGTCCCAATACTCGGACATAGGTTAATGGGGCAACATTAGAGCGTAAGAACGCCTTAGCTGCGTAGATACCATACATTGGGGATTGGTAGTTACCATCGCGGTATACATCACCGCTGCCGCCACCGGCTACTGTGTCACCGAAGTTCTGCACGAATTCAGAGTAGGAGCTGACTTTAACTGGCTCCATGGCGATGCCGCGAGGGGCGCGTCCGACCACTACTGGGCCAATAGCATCTGCTGATTTTGGTACGAAGGAGTTATCAATTTCATTGATGAAGACTCCTGGTGAAACAAATTTAAAATTCTTAACTGACATTGTTGTACTTCCTTTTAGGTATAAATTTGTCTTAAAGACTTGTTTATCATTATTTAAATAGTATTTCTATCCTCAAAAGGATGAAGAGAAATGATAAAATGCGGTTGAGTTCCTGATTTAGTCTTCAAAAAAGGAAGGGTTACCAGGAACTGCGGCTTGTTCCCTAGGATAAGTCACAACTACAAAGTTTTCATCCATCCTCACAAGTTGACGATCATCATTTTCACCTTCGCCGATTAAGTAGCCTAAAACACGTATCGTGATGTCAGTAGAATACATTCTATTGTCTTCATTTAACTCGGCGGCATTGTTGTTGTGCGTGAAGTCCTGTTCTATGAATGCTTCGTATATGTGGCCGTTTCTTCTCATCAAGAAGGAGTTGATTTGGCCCGTTCTAGTCATAAACGGTTGCATCAGGGAGTTCATTTGCTGTTGATACTCGGTTCTGATTGAGATCTTGTAATCCAAGTTTACATATACGGGTATTGGTATGGATAAAGTCTGGATCACAACCTGATGATTTATCCTAGGGTAGTGCTTTTGAAGTACTTCCGTGGTGAAGGAGCGTGTGCCAGTGGCAACAGCAAAATTTCGTGTCTTATCTTGCTTGACCCTCTTCGCTATAACAAGGCGGCCGGTGCGGCCGTCTTTCTTATCTGAGAATACCTGTGCTTGAAAGCCACCCTTTCGTGAGGGATCTTTCACAATCCCGGTCCTTTCAACACTGATAGTGGGTAAGATTATAGCGCCATCAGCGTCTCTTAACGACTGATCTTCTTTAACCTGGAATGATCTTTCTGGTGTTTGCCAAAATATAGGCACCCGAGTAAAGCCTGCATTTGTTTTTGCACTAAGATTCAAATCTTCTTTTAGCCAAGACATGATAGAATAGTCAATTGACTCAATAGTAGAAGAGAGCATACCCACTTCCTGAAGTGAAAAGTTATTCTGAGTGGGTGGTAACTGTGCGAAGTCAAAATCATCAGGTAGCATCGAATTGTCCTCTTCTTGCGCGCTTGCATGTCGCATTAATCTCAAAAGTTTCGTCGACTTGGCCGAAAAGTTTGCGTGGCTTGGATAATTTAACTATCTCGTAATAAACTTTACCATACAAAATAAAATCACCTTGCCTTACAAACACATCCTGATCTTCTGTTAGCCTTCTCTTGTGGAAATAGACGTTGATAATGGAGTCCGAGTCAGTTCCAACACCTGAAAGGTATGAAGTAGTCTCTTCCTCAACGTTAACAAGCGCATAAACACGGATGGGGGGTAAATAAGTCTTCTCTACGGCCTCTCCATACATGTCATGGAAGTCAGTCCTCTCCATATCGATAGGATAGTAAAGGATTTGTTGGCCTATTACCTTCTCAATAAGCTCATCATTGATTTGCTTAACTAAGTCTCTTTCTTTCTTACCTAAAAACAGCGGTGGTGGCGGTGTTTCTGGTCTTTCCCATTCGTCTGACATTTAAATCACCCCACAAAAATTGGTAACGGAGAGTTCTTGAATATATTCTGAGTAGCGTCGGCAGTTTCCGAATCGTATTTGACAAGCTCTTTGTATTCGACTTCCTTCAACATCTCCATTAACTTATCTTTTAATTGTTGTTGTTCGTCTTTAGCTTGTGATAACAGTTCACTATGATTAAGTGTAACACTTTCGCCAGGAATTGGCAATGTCGTAAATTTACCGCGGATTTGACCCAACATCTCTTTGCAGAGTGCCAAACCATACTTGCGAATCCACTGCTTGCCAATTGCATTGATGTTTTCGTAGGGTATGTTATCGAATGGTAGAGTATTGATGTTGTTTACGCCGTCTACACCGTCATCATATCCCTCATTAGAGGTAAAAACGTCCTGATCGTCAACATAAAACCTAAACCACATTCTGTCAATGGTGTTGAATCCATATTCACCAGGATAAGGGTAAAGTCTCAACTTATTATCAATAATCTCGTATGAATAGTGCGAAGATCTGGTATACAGTGAATCTTCATACATTATAGCTTGTAATTTGTTTTGCCATGTTGGAATAATCTCAAATGTAGAGTCATCGGCAAACTGTCCGTATGTCGAAGAGTTGCCAACCACATTGATGCCACCATAGTACCCGAAGAATCTCCACATTGCTCGTGGAGTCTTGTAAAAAACCTTATTTACTATGATTCTCTTGTTACCAACCTTACCGCTAAATGGTACTGCATTTCCAAATTCATCTTCGCCCGAAGCGCTAGCGGCTTCAATGATGCTTTGAAGATCATAATCTTGTTTTCCATCAATAGCTTTAAACGACGCAGAGTATTGTGCTTGTGTGCCCCCGTAACCGCCCATAGAAGCCATTGTGTCGCCGATGCGCTTAGCTTGCTGGACCTGAACTCTAGGGAACTTAAGATTGGCGTTAGCGGTGCCTCCAGTCATGTCTCCGTGGTGATCGAATGTACCTGTAACGTTGCCAAGTGCATTCGAAAGAATGTTTTTACCCTGATGTAAGTTAACAATGTAAGAATATTCTAAGACTGCTTCTTCATAAGCTGCATAAACGTTTGATGGGGTAAGTTCGATGTCTACAACATCGCCACCCAGTTTCTTATATGTATAAGCTACTTGCTCCGAGGCGCCGCTAAGAAAGGCTGCCGATGAGGTATACATTCCGAAAGGCACCGCTGCGGCGACTTCTGTTGTGGAGCCAGTGGACGACAGAATGATTGCACTCGTTTGAGATTGCGGGGATAAATTTGTTGGCATTTGTAAAGTTCCTTAAATTAAATAGTAAACAGGCGATCAATGACCTCTTTAAAAATTCGGTATGATTAAACTAAATGAAAAAAACCCCCGATCCTTGAAGGAAAGGGGGTAATTTTATGACTATTCAGCTCTTCACTTCTTTTGAGTAGTCTTCTTTGTTGCTGCTTTAGCAGGCACGGGGGCAACCTTGGTAGCAACTTTGGGGGCAGCTTTAGGTGCGGGTGCAGGAGCAGCCTCGGGTGCAGCCACAGGGGCAGCTTTGGGTGCAGCCTTCTCCGGAGCTGGCTTTGCCGGTGCTACAGCAGCAGCTTCAGCGTCACGGCGGGCGCGTGCTCTATTCTTAAACATTAATCTTCTACGTGGGTTCATGATAATATCCTCTCTATTAAACCTGTGATAGTAAATAGTTTGAAATTAACAAAACGAAAATCTCAAAAATTAGACGGCAAAAAAAATTGAGAAATTGACATTTTTATACTTCACTCTCAAAAACAAAAACCCCCGCCAAATGACGGGGGTTTTGCATTTAGTCAGCTTGACTGATTTTTAAATCAGCTTCCGCTCTCGCCGATAAGACCGCGGCAGATAACTAATCCGTACATATCTGGACGAACCATTTTCTTGGCGTAACGAGTCATCACGCCCTTACGAGGTACGAAGTCCTCTGGTCCAAAGATAGTTGGAGTTGTCTGCAGTGGCACGTATGGTGCGTACACGTATCCGCTTTCAAGGAAAGAGGAGCCGCGACGGCCAACGAGAATCACGTTACGCAAGAAGTATGGGTCAACGTAAACGTCGAACTTCTTAGTAAGCGCGCCGACCTTCTGAGCGCCGATGGAACCACGCTCGTCGTCAGCAGTGACGGAAGCACGGAAGCCAGCAGTGAACTCAAGGATGTTGGCGATTTCAGGTCCGCAGACGATGAAGTTAGCGCCACCACGAAGGGTCTTGCGGTGAATGTTAGCAGAAACATCGTTGATGGTTTCAACGAGAGTCTCGTACCACTCGGAAACGGTACCGGTGAAGTCGGGAGCCGATGCAGATGCACCAATCTCAACACCAGTGTTGCGGTTCACGAAGAGACCTGGGGAGCGAGACCAGTACTTAGTACCAGCGGTAGCGCCCTTAACGAGATCTTCAAGGATCTCACGGTCGATCTCAAGAGCGATTTGCTCGGAGAGGATAGAAGTCAATTCGACTTCAGCATCCAAGTTGTGGTATGCGTTAAGGTCTTGACCTAACTCAGGAGTCCACTTAGCCTTAAGCTTCTTGGAAACAGCGGTAACAGCAATCGAGTCAACTTTGATGTCGATCTCGGGGATGTTGATGTTGTTTTCCAAGCCCCAAGGATCATCTCCAATAACAGAACCAAGGGCTCCACCATTAATGAAGTCATCTTCTTGAGCGAAGGTAACTTTGTGTCCTACGGAAGCAGTAAGGATACCATGAAGTTGTGCTGCAGTAGCAGAACCATCATAGGAAGCAAGAACAAGCAAGCCTGTAGTAGTGCTAGAGCCACTGAAGCGGGTGAGACGACGAAGTTGGACACCGCGTTGTTCTCCACCAGCGGAACTAGTAGTGTTAAGACCGGCGTTCGAGCCAGATGCATCTTGAAGAGTAACAGTGACGAAATCATCTTCGTTGAAGTTTGTCAAGTCAGACACTGTGAAAGAAGCGACGGCAACAGTTGCGCCGGGAGCACCTTCAAGTTCAGGGTCATGTTGACAAAGGTCAGGAAGAGCACCAGCAGAAGCACTGTATGTACTTGCTGTGATGAACGTCATAGCCAAAGCAGCGACGGATCCTGTTGGGGAAGCGTAACCGTTATTCAAGTTGCGAGGACCACGCTCAGCGTTGGCCTCGGAGATCAAGACACCACCAGTGATTTCGGACGCAACGCGCGCACCACCGTAGACGGATTCTTCAGAACCGTCAGTGCCGTAACCCAAGCGAGGGAGACCTGCACCGTTTGTAGAAACAGTGAAATCCATGAAGAAAATGAGACCCGAGGGCAAACTCATAGGTTGCACGGCGACGAGATCGTTGGCAATGAGGCCAGCGAAGACGCGACGTACAATGGGGAAAGCAACAGCAGCGAAGCCTTCAACATCGCCACCAGCCATCGTGGAACTTTCACGAAGAAGTTCCTTTGCTTGATTTTCAAGCAGGCGTGCCATGGTCTTGCGGCTGTTGTCGCCGGTAAGACCTTCAAGAAGACCGGTTTTCTCCCACTTAGAGAGAAGAGCACCACCTTCTGCACGCATATCTCTGTTGACCACACCTTCGGTCAATCTTTCGATAATACTAGACATAATAAAATCACCTCCTTTTTTTTATAATTTATTTGTGTTTATTTTATTCCAGCAAGCCTTCTCATACGATCCGAGAATGGATCTTGAGAGGCCACTTTGGTCTCTTTACGAGACGCGGTTAATACAGAATTACGACCACTGATTGCTTCGCTCAATGACTTAGGGCTTCGCGTAGGCTTAGCTTCCATTGTGCTTTGAAGCGTTTCAAATATAGTCTTTGCTTCTGTGACTGAACCCGCGCCGGAAATAGCTTCGACAATTTTATCTTTTTGTCGCTCATTAAGGGAGGTATTTCTCAATACACGGTTCGTATATAACAGTCTTGCATTAGA